GGTACAAGTGGTACTTGTTTGACAGGCCGAACCTACCTGACGCTTTAGCTTGGCAGCCTCAATCCGTAGTTGGAAGGGTCATCAACACTGCGTGGCAGCGCATCCATGCTCAAGCCCCTTTCATTCAGGTACTCATTCAGGTTCACGATTCACTTGTCGGACAGTTTCCGACCCACACCACCGCAACTTCCCTTCAAGCCCTCAAGCAACTCGCTCAAGTCACTGTGCCCTACGCAGACCCCCTAGTGATACCTGTAGGTATTAAGACTAGTGAAGTCTCGTGGGGCGATTGTGCCTAGAGCATATGCTGACTGGATAGAGGCCTTCTTGGAGTACAGCTCGTACTCGGAGGCCCCCAAACGGATGCGCTTTTGGGTCGCAGTCAGCACTGTGGCTGGGGCGTTGCGCAGGCGCGTATGGCTAGACATGGCTTACTTTCACTGGTCTCCAAATTTCTTCGTCATCCTTGTAGCGCCCCCTGGCATCGTGTCCAAGTCCACCACCGCTGGCGTAGGCATGAACCTCCTCCGCCAAGTCCCTGGCATCAAATTCGGACCCGATGTCACAACCTGGCAGTCCCTTGTCCAATCCCTCAGCGTCTCTCAAGAAGAGTTCAGCATCAATGGGCATGAGAGGATGGTGGCCTCCGAGATAACCATAGAGTCCTCCGAGCTAGGCAACCTCTTCAACCCCCAGGACAGGGAGATGGTGGACCTTCTCATCACTCTGTGGGATGGGAGGAAGGTGTTCAGCAAGACTACGAAGATGTCAGGAAGTGAGACTATAGCAAACCCCTGGATCAACATCATTGCTTGCACCACACCGAGCTGGATCGCAGGCAACTTCCCAGAGCACATGGTAGGAGGTGGCTTCACCTCCCGCTGCATCTTCATCTACGCAGAGGAGAAAGAGAAGTATGTCGCATATCCCTCGCTACAAGTTCCACTTGGTATGGCGGACACGCAAAGGAGTCTGGTACAAGATCTGGAACGCATTTCGCAACTCAGTGGGCCCTACAGGCTTCTACCAAGCGCGGTCGAGTGGGGCAACGCTTGGTATAAGCACCACTACGAGAACCGTCCGCCAGCGCTGGACGATGATCGCTTCGGCGGTTATATCGCACGGAAGCAGACGCACTTGCACAAGCTCGCGATGGTCCTCGCGGCCGCCAGCTCTGACGAACTCACCCTCAGCGCTGAGACGCTCGCTGCGGCGAACGTGATGATCAGTGACATCGAACTTGACATGCCCCAGGTCTTCGCCCGCATAGGCAAGTCTGAGGCCGCCCTGCAGGCTGAGCGCCTCGTGTCCCACATCAAGGGGAAGGGAGGCGTGGGCTACGAGGAGGCTTTCAGGTTCCTCCACTCTCACTTCCCCGGCCAGAAGGACATGGAGGATGTGGTGTCTGGCGCGGTGAGAGCCGGCTTGCTTGCGCTCAAGCAAATAGGGGAGGGACGATTCATGCTGGTGGTCCCCGTGCGGGGTTCGGATTCCAACCCCGCACCCTCTTCCCAACCTTGAAAATACCCCACAACTCCATTGACTCCTACCCAAGCTCCCCCTACAATGGTAGCTAAGATCACTCTCCAGGACCTTGTATGCCAACCGCCCTTGGGCTTCTGTTGCGTTCCAGCGTTCTTCGCGGCGAACCGCAAGGTACGCACAGTCCTACTCGCCGCCCGCCTAGGCCTCGATACCCGGACAGTAAGGCTGTGGCGCGCAAGATGGAGGAACGAGATGTTGGACTGCGACCAAGCCCAAAGCTGTATCCTAACGGCGTGCCCTCAGCATTTGCTAAGGAGGCTGCGCCAGCGGATGCTCCTGGCCTCTGGACCCACTATGGTAGATGGAACAGTGAGGGTACTCGTGTGTACAACCAAAGAGGAAAAGTGATCTATGAGCTCCCTTAAGCCTATCCTTGTGTGTGGGGATGCGATGGTAGACGAGTATTGGTTTGGGGATGTTGCCCGCATCAGCCCAGAGGCCCCCGTCCCTGTAGTGCTCGTGACGAGGCAGGAGGACCGCTTCGGGGCCGCCGACAACGTGGCAGCCAACGTCCAAGCCCTCGGCTGCGAGGTCTACACCGCAGTCTGCAGCACCTCCCGCAAGATCCGCCTTGTGGCACGTAACCAGCAAGTCGCCCGCATAGACTTCGACTTCCCTCCTAGGGGAGTGGACAGCATGGAGAGAACTTTCCGCAACGCTCTTCCCAAGTGCGGAGTAGTGATCTTCAGCGACTATGGGAAAGGTTCCCTCATCCACATCCAGACCCTCATCAAGGAGGCCAAGTCCCTCGGCAAGCTCGTACTCGTGGACCCAAAGGGCTATGACTACCGCAAGTACGCTGGCGCTGACCTTGTAAAGCCAAACCTGGACGAGATGCGCCACATTATGGGAGGGTGGGGAAGCGAGGAGCAGCTCGCCGCGAAGATCTCCCTTCTCAAAGGGGAGGCAGATATTGCACGAGTCCTCCTCACGAGGGGAGCAGGTGGGATGAGCCTCTACAGCGACAACAGCACCTTCCACGTGGAGTCCATCACTAAGGAAGTCTACGACGTAACTGGGGCTGGAGATACTGCCATCGCTTGCCTTGCTGTGTGCCTCAACCGGGGGATGAACTGGAGGACCAGCGTGGAGTACGCCAACAAAGCCGCTGGCATTGTCTGTGGGAAGTTCGGCACTGCTGTTGCCACAGAAGCGGAGGTATTCAGTGGACCTCGCTAAGGCTATACGTGCAGCCAAACGCGTCTATATCATAGGTAATGGAGGCTCGTATGCCAACGCAGTGCACATCTGCAACGATCTACTTGCATGTGGGGTCAAAGCGTATACCCTTGATCCTGCCACACTCACAGCGAGCGCAAATGATTTCGGTTATGAAACTGTGTTCGCTCGTTGGCTCGATGTTGTTGGAGAACCAGGCGACTTGCTCCTTGCCCTCAGTGGTAGTGGGAAGTCACCAAACATTCTTCAGGCCCTCGGCAAGGCCGCCGAGAAGGGGATGGAAGTCTGGCCCCTCTTTGGTGCGGTGAGAGGCTACGATATGCAGGCCAGCGAGGAGCTGCAAGTATACGAGGGCCACTGCGTGATGCGCTGGCTGCAGGGGAATCCAGCGTGACGAAAGCAGAAGCTGTAGCTCGCTGGCTCAAGGCCAAGGAGATCACCCACTCCTTCGGCATCATTGGGGGAGGGAACGTCACCCTCTGGGATGCAGTGGCCAGGCTAGGCTACACTCGCCTCGTGTGCTGCCATCACGAGCAAGCAGCTGCGATGGCTGCAGCCTACTACTTCCGCACCTCGGGGCGTATGGCCCTCACCCTCGTCACCACGGGGGCCGGCAGCACGAACGTCATCACAGGAGTGATGGCTGCCTGGATGGACTCCATCCCTCTCCTCGTCATAAGCGGCAACGAGGCCTCCAAGTACTACAAGGATGAAGGTCGTGGATTTGGCTTCCAGGGATACGAGAGTGCTGATGTTGCTGCCCACTTCACCAAGCGAGCCCTCCCTCTCCACCTCCCTGAGCTAGCTGCTGACCTCCAGTGTGCCCTCTCCCCCCGCCAAGGTCCAGTCTGGCTTGACTTCCCCAAGGATGAACAAAGTGCTCTGGCTTAAGCGCCCTCTCATCATGCTGGGCCACGGCATCCGAGCCGCCGGCTGCCAAGACCTCGCTCCCATGCTCCTAGACCTTGGCCTCCCAGTGGCCGCTAGCTGGCCAGCCAAGGACCTTGTGGACAACTACCACCCTGCGTTCCTTGGCTGCACAGGAGTCTATGGGAACAGGGCCGCGAACAAGGCCTTCTCTGAGGCTGACCAGATCCTTGCCCTTGGCAACAGGCTGAGTGTGTGGAACATCTCTGAGCAAGGCCTCGATCACAAGCCTCAAGTCCTCATGGGGGATTGTGACCCCAGCGAGGCAGCTCGCCTCGGGGCCGCCAATCCCTCAAGCGACATTTCTTACTTCATCCGCCAAGCTCTCGAACCAGCTTCACGGCCTGAGTGGCTCGCCCAGTGCAAGGCATGGAACAAGCAATGGCCTTGGCTGGAGCACAAGGACAGTGGGAAGTGGATAAACTCCTACTGCTTCACCGCTGCCTTGGAACCCTTCCTCCATCCCAAGCACGTTGTGGTGACTGACATGGGAGCTCCCCTCATCTCTGCCCATCAGGTCCTCCGTCTCAAACCTCCCCAGCGCCTCATGACGAGTGGAGGCTTAGGGGAGATGGGTTGCGGACTCCCAGCTGCTATAGGTGCGGCTTTTGCTGGCGCAGAGCACATCCTCTGCCTCCACGCAGATGGCGGGATGATGCTCAACTTGCAGGAGCTGCAGACCATCGCCCACCACCAGCTCCCCATCAAGATCATCGTGTATGAGAACGACGGATACTTAATGATCAAGCACACGCAGAAGCTTGGCAAGCTCAAGCATACCTCTGTGGATGCAGGGAGTGGGATGAGCCTCCCTGACTTCCGCCGCCTGGCCCAAGACTTCGGCCTCCACAGCGCAGACATCTACTCATGGGCAGATTTCAACAAAGCCATCCCCCAGCTCTTCGCCCTGAAGGAGCCAGCCCTCGTTGTGTACCACATGGACCCGCAGCAGCCCCTCGTCCCCCGCTTGCAGCCCTTGCCTGATGGAAGCCGCCCGCGGATGGACCAGATGAGCCCTCTCCTCCCATGAAGATCGCCCACCTCCTCACAGCTCGCGACAAGGTACGCTACGTAGGGGATGCTGTGAAGAGCATGTTCATGCAGACATACAAGCCCCTGGAGATCCTCCTCAGCGACCAGGGTTCTGTGGATGGCACCGGGGCGGTGATGGATGACCTCGCCCGTACCTATGGTGGCCCCCACACAGTACGTCGCCTACAATGCCCAGTGGTGGCCCCTAGGGGTATGCCTGGCCTCAACGAGCACATAAATTGGGCTATGACTCAGACAGATGCGGATGTGGTAGTGAGCCTTAGCGCGGATGACTACGACCTCGCCCAGAGGGTGGAACTCGTGGCGGCGGCCTTCGAGGTCCACAAGCCCAGCATGGTCCTTGGAGGGATGTACTACGTCAGTGAGAAGATGGAGTACCAAGGAGAGACTCCCTGGCCGCAGGAGGATGGCTGGTGCAAGGTGGAAGAGATGTTCCCCAAGCTTGTGGGAGGGAGCACCATCCAGTCCTGGTCCGCAGAGTTCTTCCACAAGGTCGGCGGCCTGAGTGGTGTGGGGAGTCCAGATGTCGTCCTCCCCCTCCTCGCGTGTCTTGACAAGGGAGCCTGGTACTCCCACACCCGAGCTCACTGCTACCGCCGGGTCATCGGCCCCCAGAACACAGGCCTGGAAAGCATCTGGGGAGCGCACCCAGAGAACAGCCCCCAGCGCCTTCAACTAGAGGAACTGATGCACTTCCAAGTGATGGCTGGTCACTACGCTACGCTTGCGAAGATGTATGCCGCCGGCCTCCGGAGGGAGGATGCTGTCCAGGCCCTCGCAAGTGCCATCCTCGACCGCAGCGCCAGCTGGGTGAACACCCGCCAGAAGATGAGCTTTGCCCAAGTGCCTCCCATCCCCTTCAAGACTGCTTAGTATGAAACTAGGTGACTGGACTTTCTCCATAGCTCACCACGAGGAAGCTATCTCTGCTATGCCAGATGTGCTATCCCAAGGACGTAATCTTCGAGAGGGCTACCTTCGAGGGACAGGCATACAGTTCGGAGGTATCAAGCAACTCTGCGCAGGTGATCCAGTCTTCACAGAAGCCTACTCCCTAGCTCGGCAGCTTGAAAGCCCCGTGGGGGACGACCAGCTCTGCAACTTCTTCCTCCTGTTCAAGTTCTTCCTTCCTCGCCTGGGCAAGGGCCACATCGTGGAGTTCGGCACAGACAGAGGAGGCTCAGCTCTCTTCCTCACTCGCCTCGCGATGGAGTTTCTCCCGGGGACTAAGGTATTCTGCTTCGACAGCTTCCAAGGAATGCCGCCGGCCCACCCCCAGCTCGACGCCCATGTGAAAGGCCAGTTCACCCACACAGAGCACGAAATGCTGAGCCTCGCCAAGGGCTGCAACATGCATCACCATGTAGAGGTTGTGAAGGGGTTCTTTGAGGAAACTGTACCGCGGGTTCTCCCAAGCCTGGGCCCCTTGCTCCTCGCCCATGTGGACTGTGACTTGTACCAGTCTGTGGCCCAGTGCTATGAAGGGACTTGTGGCTCCCTTACCCCAGAGGGCTACCTCGTCTTCGATGACCCCTTAACCTCTAGCTGTATTGGGGCCTTTGAAGCTGTAGCGGAGCTTGTGATCCGCCGGGATGGAAGGCATGTGGAGCAGACCTGGCCCCACTTAGTCTTCAGAGGGGCCTAGATAAACTCGGAGTGAGCAGGGGCCGGCGCCAGCGGGAAGGTTCGCTGCCCAGCCTTAAACTTGTAAAGCCAGTCATTCGTGTGGTGCTGGAGGCAGTTTTCAGCACAGCGCTTTGATGCGTTGAACTGGGAGCTTCCAAGGTAGTTCATCACTTCAGCGTAGCGATCGGAGTGGAAAAGGTCCTTAAACCGAGTCCTCATAATGTTGCCGATGTGGAAGGCCTTGAACTTCTCAGAGAACAAGGGCCCGCAGGGCGCAACCAAGCCGTTGCCCGACATCTGCATGATGAACTGAGCCCCATAGCACTCCTTGTATTCTCGCTTGGAGCCTTCCCCAATCCGGTTCCATTTTGCTACCAGCCTGAAGCTCCCATCAGGCTCAGACAGCTTCTCGCACTCCTTCATTATCTCTACTACCCTCGGATAGTCCTCCACCTTCACCTTGAGCATCCCATCATCATCAACGAAGCAGTGTTTGATGATGCCGTAGTGGACTCCTAGCTTCTTCGCCAGTCTGGAGAACGGCATGAGCTGGTCTCCATCCTTCGGATCACTCACAAGGTTCATGTTCAAGTTCGTCTGCAGGCCGCCGGTCCTCACAATATCAACAGCGTCCTTAATGTTGCCTATCACTCGATCGTAGATAGGTTCCTTGACCCCCATGATCTCAGAGTACCGTTTGCGCTCACCAGCCGAGAAGTTAAACCTCATGTAAGTGACGTGGGGCAAGATGCGCTCTAGCAAAGCACGGTCAAAGTTTATGCCGTTGGTCCCGAGGCCTACCTTGATCCCCAGCTTGTCCGCATACTCAATGCTCTCCGCGTAGTAGTCAACCAGCGAAGATTCTCCATCGCTGATCAGACTGATCCCCTTCACTCCTATCTCGGCGGCGTCCTCAAGGAATTGAAAGGCCACGTCCCTGGGTATGTCCAGAGAGGGAGAGGCGGAAGCCTGCGTCTTGGCTGCGCAGAAGTCACAGGCCGCGTTGCAGCGACGTGTCCAGGCTATGTCCATCGTGATGGGGGCAACCCTCTCTCCCCTGTGCCAAGCCTCCACTCGCTCCCTGTGCCAGCCAACCTTAGTCGAGTCAAGGATCAGCTTTGCTGTCATCTCCTGCGCGACCTCGTTCATTTCTTCGCCCGCCTCATATCAGTCACAACTCGCAGGCGGCTGTCGTCGGCCATCCTTTCTTTCAGCACCCACACATCAAGCCCACTTCGCTGGCGCAGATTAGTCTCAAAGTCGAACAGGCACTTTGCTTGAATGTCATCTGGGATGCCTTCTTCACAGCGAACAATAACGCGGATTGTCTGTGTCACGTCTGTAACCAAGTGGTCAACAGCCCATACTCCATCTTGAAGCATATCATATGTGTCTATACCTTCTAGGCTCATGCTGTCTCCAGTGAACGCCGAATGATGTCAGTGGCACTTTGCTTCCGTGCGGTAGTATAGCACAGTCTTGCACCGACTTGCAAGCAAGCACTAGCTATATCTTCCGTGAAGCGGTGACCCCCCACGTAGTCTACTCCCTTAACGAAGACCGCGGGCTTCACTTGAAGGATAGCTTCCACAGCGTTCCTTGTAGGAAGCACTCTATCCACACAGCGAAGTTCTGTGAGGAGGGCTGCTCGATCCCTCCAGGAGTTTATAGGCCGCCCAGGTCCCTTGCCAACGAACTCATCCAGGGTAAGTGCCACCCACAGCTCCCCTCCCATGCTCCGAGCCTCCTTCAAGTGGGCAAGGTGGCCGGCGTGGAGCACATCGAAACAGCCATTTGCGAGGACGAGGCTCATGGCGCAGTCAGTACAGGATCTGGCACAGAGGCCGCCGGCCCGCCGAAGCTCCGCACAGCTTGGTAGCACCACGCCGCACGGAGGGACCACATCCCAGCCTCCAGGCACACAAACCTCATCTCCTCATCCGCCTCGTCCCTCCAGCTCAAGGGAAGGTGCCCCTCCCGCATAAGCTGATAGAGCGCATCATGCACAAGACTCGCTCGCATGAAGCTAGGGGTGTCGAAGGCCGGCCCCGAGGGTCCATCCCAGGCATATCCTCCAATGATGTAGAGTTCTCCTCCTGTATCCAAGCGGAGGAATCCAGCATTTACGAAGGCCGCCGGTCGGATAGCTGTCTTGAGCAAGTGAGTGTAGGGCTTCACAAGCTGGTACTTGTATCCCTCTCTATACGTTATCATCGAACTCCCTCGTGGAGGCAGGAAAAGTGATTTCCATCCGGCTTGCTGAACCGCCCTCCCCAGCAGCACTGGATGTCTGGAGTACTCAAAGACTCCCAATACTCACCAAGAGGCGTATAAGCACTGCTGTCAGTTCTGTATTCTCCATTGATGAAGAGATTGAGATCAACAGCAAGACGAACAAGGTGATTTGACCGAGCAATTCCCTTCCCCGCCGCGGCATTTGCAGCCGCCTGCGCCTGCGTTCGAAGAGTTTCCCCAAAGGTGAGTTCGTAGCCATTTGCGTAGCTCCAAGTGATGAGTTGGCCGACTAGCTGAGTGAAGAGACGTTGCTTCTGTCCCAGGGTCACGGTAACGAGTCCCACGCCGCCTTGAACGCGGCCTTCAGTTGCGCGGGCGTCTTGCCGTTCCACGCCGCGACGACAAGGCCGAGCGCCTTGAGTGCTTTCTCCACATTGTCCACGTCGGAGAAGTCAATCGGCGCGGGATCAGGGTCTTGCGGGTTGGGCGTGTTGCCCTCGGCCAGCCACTTTTGATATGCAACCCAGTCCATATTGTCCATCGTCGCCGGAATGCTCGCGCCATCGGTGAGGCGCCGCACTCCGTTCTTCGTGAGTTTGTAGGTCATGAGAGCCTCGCGTTTGCCGTAAAGTGAATGGCGTTATTACACGGAGCGCTTACTGCCTGAAACTGGAAATTCACTACATCGGGGGACAATTGTGAGCCAGCGTTGACCGTAATAGTCCTGTCTGCGCCATTTGTTATATCCCGTACATTGGCGTTTGCCGCGCTTGGGTTGTAGCTGACTATCGTAGGAGAGGCTCGCATGGTGCAGGGGAATCTCCAATCCCTGCTGGAGGAATTGGCAACTTCAGCTAGGGAGTTCACGGTCCCGACAACGCCCGCACTTTGAGCGGGGGCCGTTCCCTGAGCGAAGGTCTTAGCGTAATACCGCTGACACTTCGCCAGTTCCCGCTGAATATCCGCAGGCTTGTACGCCTGCACCACGCTGCCGGGTATCAACTGGATGCGCTTCAGGTAAGCAATGTTGCTTGTTGAGGACATGAAGTTGCACTGGGCGGAAGTGGTGCGGAAGCCCCCCGCCTGCCAAGAACCAGCAGTCGCGTTAGCGTCTGTCCCCGCAGCCAATGTTAAGTTAAGAATTAAACCCACACCATTCGTGTAGAGCCACGTCCCAGCCGTGTCCATCGTGAGTGTGACTGAGTATTCGTTCTCGGCGGTATCGGCAACAGTAATGATCCCTACATAAGAGCGATTAGCCGCGCTGTTTCTAATAGCGACCCCATACACACCAGTCACGTTCGTCTTGAACTTGAACTGTATAGTAATTGGCAAAGCGGAGGAAGTACCAGCCATGAGGGCGGCTGCATCGTAGCCCTCGATTAGTGTAGATATTCCATAGTAATCTGATGCCGCCATCAAAGCATCTGCGGTTGTGCACGTAATCTCCAAGCACTTCAGCGCCGTATTATCCGGGTCCACAAGAGTTCGCAGTTTGAAAACACCAGCACCCGTTACGCTACCGCCCCAACCATCCGGCCCTTGCACGCCAGCATTAATTGTATACAGCGCCCCCTCGTTGATCTGGTCGATCTGCCAGTTCGGGTTGATGAGGAGGTTGGGGCGGTGCAACTCCCTTATAAAGCAGGTCTCCACCCCTGCATCATCTTTCTGGTAAGTAAACCCATCAGACTTGGCGTACACTGTGACCTTCCCCGTGGAAGGCGTCCCTGGAGCTGCTGCTTCATTCAGTGTAAGTTGGCTCATAGTATCATCGCAATGCCTGCGCTCCCTATTTCCCAGTTAATACCGCTGGAGATTTCCAGGCGGTGACCTACTATGTAGCTCTTGTTGCTCCCCACAGTACCAGAAGCGGCAATTAGGTTATCTGGAAGAGACGCTGCTATTGCCACAGTTGTGGCAGAGGTTAGTCGTCCCTTAGCATCCACTACGAGCTGGGCTGCTAGGGAGGCTGCTCCATAGGTGCCTGCTGCCACTCCTGTGGTGCTCAAGGCTCCTGTGAAAGTACCTGTGGTGCTTGTGCCGAGCACGTCTCCAGCTCCCACAAGTGTACCAGCGTAGGCTGCCGTGAGGGTGCCTGTAGTGGTGGTGCCTGTAATGTAGCCTGCAGCTGCAAGACTGTTGAACCCTGCGAAGGTTCCCAAGGTTCCTGAGTTAGCTGCGCTGGTGACGTGGCCGAGGGCATCCACTACGAGCTGCGCTGTGACCATCGCGGCCCCATAGGTTCCTGCGCTGGCTCCACTTGTGTCGTGACTGACTGTGTACGTCCCCGCAGCTGTGGCTATCGCAATGGGAGCTGCTCCCTCAAGGGCTCGGGGACTTGGGAAGGCTATGTCAACAGCGGAGACTGCAGCGAGATGCCCCAGAGCATCTACTGTTACTCGGCTGACAGCTGTGCCGTTCCCATAAGTACCCGCAGTTACTCCACTTGTGCTATGCGACCAGATAAGGCCCGTAGTTCCTACTGTACTGACAACAATCGGAGCTGTCCCCACAAGGTTCGTGGTGGCCCAAGTAAGGGCCCTCGCATCTGTGTGGTACTGTGTATGATCGTCATCAGCCAGCCCCGCAAGGTTTCCATGCTCAGATACTCCAGCTGCAGTAAACTCCACGTTCCATACACTTTCAATACTGTGAGCAGTAGTGGCCGACTTCTGGAAGATGAACCTACCAAGGATGCGGCCACTGGCTGTGATACGAGCTGGTACTGTGGAGGGAGAGCCCTCTGCAGCTGCAGCAGCTTGCGTAGTATACTCAGCCTGCCCATACAACATCACGACTTGTCCATCTGTCTCCAAGTAGAACCACAGCACCGCCCATCTGTTGTTGTTCAGTAGGGTGGCAAGTGTACCACTACCATCATCATACTGGGTGTTCGGCCACTGAGTGCGGGCGAGGTCTCCAGTCCAGCCTCCCACTCCATCCCTGTAGTACGCATCAAAGGAGCCGGCCACAGCTGTGTTAAGGGCCGCGATGGTGAAGTCCACTGAGCGATCCCACAAGGTGCCTGCGCTGAGTGTAAAGTTCCTAGTACCACCTTCCCCCAACACAAGCCCCCCTTGCCTCTCATCCCTTGCATAGGGGAGTGTCCCATAAAACCGGCGGATGAGGCGACCTACTTGGTCTGGAAGCAGCCTTCCATCTTGATTAACATGGATGACATTCCCCTGATTCGCCACCATCCCCACTGGGAAGTCACTGTAGTAATTCCAATCATCTACTGTGTGGACTACTACTTGGGGAGTGCCTGCGTTGTACTCCACCCCTACATAACGAACAGCGTTCACTGGGATAGCTGTAGTACTCAGGGCTGGAAAGTCGAAGAAGGTTATTTCCGCTGTGATGCTGTTGGAGGTACGAATGGCTCCTTGACCAGTACCCACAGTGAAGGCTGCTGTACCTGCTGCGGCTAAAGTGCCCCCCATGATGAGGCCCGCAGTTGCCACAAAGCGAAGCATGTCATCCGCGTCTTGGTAAGTTGCAGACCCCAAGTAGGGAACAGATACCCTTGCTGCTGGGAGCTGTACTGAAGTGCCACTTGTCAGGTGTCCCCTCGCATCCACTACGAGGGAGGGAGACCCCAAGGTTCCACCGTAGGTCCCTGCTCCCACTCCACTTGTGTTGTGGGAGACTGTGTAGGTGCCTGCAGCTGTGGCTATGGCTACTGGAGCAGTGGCCTCCAAAGCCCGAGGAGTGGGGAAGCTTATGCTCACTCCAGTTGCAGCTGTGAGGCGCCCCTTCGCGTCCACAGTGACCTGAGACACAGAGGTTCCATTCCCATAAGTGCCTGCTACCACTCCTGTAGTGCTCAGTGCGCCAGTGAAAGTATTTGTTGTAGTGGTACCAAGCAAGTCTCCAGCCCCCACAAGGGAAGCGAAACTTGCGAATGTACCGAGGGTGCCCCCGGCTGTGGCTGTGACGAGGTGGCCCCTTGCATCCACGCTGAAACGAGGCCAGGTGAGCCCTGTGCCGAAGGTGCCTGCCCCTACTCCTGAGGTATCATGGCCGAGGGTGAACGTGCCAGTGGTTCCTGTCCCCACAGTGATGGGGTTGGAGCCTACGAGGTTCCCTGCGTACCCCCCTCTATTCTTAGCAATATAGTCCCACATCTGGTAGGCCCACTTACCGAAGCGTCCCTCAGGTGGCGGGGGTATCTGGTAGGCCACTACTGGTCCTCGGAGGGGGCTGGTGGGATGCCTGGGCGGAGGAGGGCCTCGGCTCCTGGGGCAGCTCCCCTCCCTAGTTGCCTACGCACTCTAGCCTCTGTGGAGACTTGTCCGCTGGCGGCCCTCTCCAGCCACTCCATTGTCTCTCTCCGCGCCTTCGGATTCGTCATCACCTTGGAGATTTCGTAGGGGGCCACGAGCTTGTAGGAAGCTTGCCCTATAGCACTGATGGGAGAAGTGAGCATCCGGTGCAGCATAGAACCTATAGTCGTGGTAGGAGTCTCTGGTATGCCTATCCCAATCTTCTCTGCACTCCGCCTGATGAGTTGGCTCAGCTCGTTCAAGTCACTCACAATCTGAAGGCCGCGAGTCTTTCTTCCTCGGTTCCAGACATCCCCATACAGCGCCTCAAGGTAGCGGGGGTGAGGGAGAGCCTGCTGGAAGGCCTCCCTGTCAAACTTCCAAGGTTGGGTGGCTCCCTTCTCCAGCCCGGCTTGGATGGCATCCTGGATGATGCTCCCAGTGAATGTATCTGCAAGGGAGGGGTCTGTGGCTTGCAGCAGCCGTATCGTGTTCCTCATCTCAGAGGGAGTGATCTTCCCAGTCTTCATTCCCTCCCTCAGGGCCTGGGGCACAGCCTCTGCACCTACTTGGGGAGCATCCCTCTTGAGGAGCCCCCGCTTGTCCAGCAAGCTGAGGATGGGAGTGGCCCGAAGCTGGTGGAGGAGTCCAGACTCCTCCCCATACTTGCGGAGGCCTTGTTGGAGGGCGAGGCTCGCAGTCTTGGGTACGAGGTTTGGCTTGCCAGCCGCCGGCGATACCTCCTCCAGCAAGTCCTTCTTGAGGGCCTCATGCAGCTTCTTGGTCAGTTCCACACTCGCGGCAGTGTCCAACGTCTGGAACAGCTTATCCCCTTCCTTCCCATAGCTGCGAGCGTTGTACTGGGCAAGCTTGTGCTGGATGGTGGCCGCGCTCATCCCTTGAGCGAAGGCTGGGTCCTCAGCCATCGCCTCCAGCTCCTTCGCTGTGCTGAGGCTCGCCCTGTCTCCATAGTGGCGGTACTCCTTCGCGCGTTCGCGCAGAGTCTGGCTCCAGTTCCCTGGGGTAATGTTCTTATCCTTCCCTAGTACCTTGGAACGGAAGTTGAAGTACTGGGCTGCTGTGTCTTGCATCCCAGTCAGGACATCATCCACAGCCTTGCGACCAGTCTCTGCTAGCGCCAGCCCCACATTCTCATCCGCCAAGGCCTCTGGCCTCTTCCCCAGCAGCTCGATGAAGCGTTGGGCTCGAGCGAAGGCGGCTGTGTTCTGCTCGTGGGGGAGCTTCTCTGCAGCGAGGCGGCCAAAGGCTGTGCGACCAGTGAAGCCCTCCAGCATCTTGGCGAAGTCCCCACCAGTCTCTTGGTAGAAGGAGAGGGGGAACTCCTGCCTCTCCTGCATCCCTTTCATCTTCTCGGAGAAGGCGCTATGCTCGCTAGTCTGGACCCGGCGGTTGGCAGCTTGGGCAAGCATCTTCACAGGGTTCATGGAGGGAACACTGGCGGCCTCTCCCATCACTTGCCCCACTCCACCAGCAGCTGCTGCCCCCAGCAAGCTCTGGAAGGACTTCTCTTCCTCTATGGGCTCGCCGGAGGACACCCTGCCAGCCACCTGCCGAGCCACATCCCCCACAGTAGCCCCAACAACCGCCCCCTTCACTCTCTCCCCCCACTTCGCCTTCCCAAGGGGGCCTATCACCATCCCAGCGAGTTCTGGCAAGTATCCCACCACCGCACCCAGATCCCCGGCCTCCCAGTTCTTCCCACTTATGGGGTGCTCCCCGCCCTGCTCATCCTTCCAGATGATATCCCCTCCTTGGGATACCCTTACCTTCTCAGGTCCAAACGTGCGCTGCATGTAGTTGAGGCGTTGCTCTGGCTCCCACAAGCCCCGCATGAGACTGTCTACTGCACGGACCTTGAAGGGGGCACCGGCGGCCTCTGGGTTCACAAGCTCAGTGCTCCGACGGACATCTTCCTCCGTGGTGGCAGGGGCTCCCCAGCCTCCCCCAGGCTTGGCTCCCCCCTGCATCTTCAGCTCATACGCCTGGATCTGCTCCTCAGAGAAGCCAGCTTGCTTGGCAATCTCTCTCTTCCCCTCTAGGCTACTGGGTTCCATAGATGCTCTCCAGGGCCCTAAGGTCTGAGGGGCTCAAGCCTTGCTCCCCCTTCGCAGTGAGGCGAGCCTGGGACACCACGCGGTTGGCGAGCTGAGCCATCGGCTTGGGGATGGGCCGGCCTGCTGCCTTGTACGTGGACATCTTCCCCTCCAGCAAGTTCGCATACTCTGTGATGAACCGCTGGAGCTTCACCCTTGCCACATCTGCGTTGTCCTTGTCTGTAGGGATGTAAGGGGTGAGGCGAGCCCACTCAGAGGGAGTCACTGTGGCACCCGAGCGTTCCTTCGTCTTCATTGTGGAGAGGTTCGCTATGGAGGACCGAGTAGCTACTCCAGCTTCTCCCCCCATCGCTCCGATGAGGCCTCCACCAGTGAGCTTGCTCAGGATGCCTCCCTTCTCTGGTGTGAGGAGGGTCTGGGCGGCCTCCGGCACGTAGCCCTCCCAGCCTGTGGCGGTGGGGTCTCCCCTCTGCCCTCCAACCTTCCTCCCCTTCATAAGGGCTAGTGCGTCCACTGCTGCTTGCACTTCATCAAAGCTTCCTTTGATGTCCTTCAGTTCATCCTCCCGCATAGGAGAGAGCAAGCGCCGGGTTGTCGGCACTGGCTGCCTACTCCCCTCCTCAATGAGGGAACCTGTCTTGCTATCTCGCAAGACTCGCATGGGCTCCCCACCCTCCGTCACCAGGTTCTCCGGTGCCCCATAGGAAGGCTGATTCTGTCCCCTCTCCTGCAGCCGCAGGCCCATCATCCTCATCTCATTGGCGAGGTTCCTCTGCGAGCCAGCATCTTGCATCCCTTGTTGCAGCCTCCGCTGGTTGGCCTCTTGCATGGAGAGCTGCTGGGCCCTGTTCTGCTCCTGGAGCTGCATCACTTCATACTGGCGCTGGAGCTGGGCAGCCTGCAGCTGCCTCTCCCAAGCTCGCTGCTGCTGCTGCTCCTGCAAGCGCCTCTGCCCCATGATCTGGGGGAGCACACCTTGCATTCCTTGCAGCATCGTCTCATTGTAGCCCGGCATCACACTCTCCTAGAAGTTCTGCCCATAGTCACCTTCGTTGAAGGCGAGCCAATCAAAGGGAGGAGGACTGTAGCTTGGAGAGCCGCCCAGAGCCATACCCGCCTGCAGTCGAGGCTGGGTGTAAGCAGGCCTCTCAGTCAGGCCTCCCCAACTTGCGCCTGTTGGCTGGCTGCCCCCTCCCATCCCCTGCTCAAGCATCCGCTGGTAGTAAGGGAGAAGGTCCTTGCTCGCGGCGTCTGAGCCTTCCTTGGAGGTCACTTGGTTGTTGGCTCCGGTGTACTGGGGGAGCAAGCCCGCCGGCCCCATGAACCGTCGGAGCTCCTCTTGCGCCCCTGCTTGGTACTGGGGAAGCATCTTGTTCATGTAGTCGTAGCCAAGGCCTTGGCCGAAGGAAGTAGCCCCAGCCGCGCTGTTTCCTGCCCCTCTCATTCTCTTGGCGGCCGCCGAGCGGTTGAAAGCCTGCATCCCTTGGTTGAAGAGGAACTTGTAGGCCGGATCAAGGGACATGCCCTCAGGGTTCTGGAGGAGGCTACTGTAACGGTCGTAGAGCGTGCGCTCGGGGGCACCGAGCTGGATGCGTTGGTAGGGTTGGGGAGTGTAGGAGCTGCTGCTTCCCCCTCCACTAGAGGGGCGGCTTCCTCCTCCAGCCTGAGTGCCTCCCCCAGTGAAGCCACCACCGCTGCTGGCGCCTTGAGGTAGTAAAGACATAAGAGCAGCTGATGCCTGCTCTTTCTGCTGCTCCAACATGCTAGTATAAGTCTGACCGGCAGGAGGCTGAGCATAGCTTGCGGGCTGGTAAGCCTCTGGACTAAAGCTACTAGAACCCCCTCCTGGGGCATAGAGAGAATTCCAAGCATTATCCCCCACAGAGTACAAGCCCCCTCCCTGGGGAAGAGTGCGAGGGTCAATCCCTGAGGCGGGGTTGTAAGGAGGCTGGTAGTACGCACTTGCGGGATCACTCGGGCTCAAGTTCAAGTCTGCTTCCGGCGAGATTCTGTACTGGTTATAACCTGAGCCAGCTTGGCCTATGTTAAAGCTACCTGCGAAGGTAGGCTGCGCAGCCGCTCCCCAGTCCATATCCCAGCTATAGTCATCGTCCATTGTCGTGCTCCTTTACTTCTGGCCTTGGGCCAAGTCCAACTCCAACGCTTCAATCCTCGTTCTGAGGGCCGCGGTGTAGCGCCATTCCCAGGCTCTACGTCTATACTTCCCATACCTCTGGTTCTGGGGTCTATCCAGAGATAGGTCGAATCTCCTAAAGTAGGAGTAAGTCACATAGTCATCGTCTGTATAGCGGAGGAGACCAGTGGCAGCTACCTTGTCTGTGATGGGGGTCACCCCAGCGCAGAACTTGTTATTGTTATTCCCATTGTCCTGGGTGGAAGTGCGGATCTTCCAGTTTATCGGGCTTGTGGTAAGGTCATCCGCGGAGTCGAGACCGAAGGAGAGAAGGTTCCCGGCGGCATCAAGGATAACTTGCGTGTCTCCAAACCCGCAGCTCGTCACAGCATTGAAGTAGCTTTCTGTCCAACCAGTGGCTGTGATCGTGCCAGTGGCCGGCGTAGTGAGGGCCGAGCTCACAGGATACGTGAACACTGAGGAGCTGAGCACATTCACATTTATGCGAGATAGGTTGTAGCCTGAGGGCGTGGCCCCCGCAATCGTTACAGGGTCTCCATCACTGAAGCCATGCCCAGCCTTCGTGGCGGTGGCGAGGCCTCCACTCTGGGTGAGGGTTGTGAGGGTGACTGGGCTCCCCACTGTGAGGCGTGTCCAGATGTACCAGAACTTCGTGCTCAAGTCATACACAAGGCTCACACCTGTGGTCCCAAGGCTCAGGATATACCACGTGTGGCCTGCAAGCTCTATCGTTGCAGAGTACACAGACGCGAGGTCATCTGCGTCCAGCACTCTACACACATCTGGCGTGGAGATCGTGATGTAAGACTCTCCCTCCATCATTGCGATGAAGCGGCCTTTGTGGACAGTTGAGCCCTGCCCTTTCCGACGGGCCATCCAGATGAGGGTGCTCTCTGTCTGCGCCACACTGTCTGCGTGGGCACAGCCGATGAGAAGGACTCCGTTGCTTACAGGACTGAGGGGGGAGCCTGGACTGTTCCCCGCGTCCCAGAAGAGTTCTGTGCTCCACTGTCCGAAGGCCACAAGGCGATTGAGGAACTTCCCAAGGAAGACTCCATTGTCTGGCTCGAACTCCGCTGTGATGAAGCCAAGGGTGTCCCAGGTGGCTGGGTCATCGTCATTCAGGGTGTTCCAGATTGTGCCATCTGGCTCCATGACATAGAAGAGGCCATCGAGGTACTGGACGCCTCGAACAGTCAAGGCGGGGTAGTTCGTGGTGATGGCTGTGGCGATGCCTGTGCTCATAGCGATGCTGTAGGCGGCCGCCAAGCCCTTGAGCATAGCCACATTCGCGTCCTTCACAAGGGCGCTATCCACTTTCTCTGTGGTGGTGATACCAGTGAGGGCGGAGCCTGGGTTTATGGGCATGTTAGCTCACTGCTCCTTTCACGCGGGCCGCGGTATTGCCAGAGGTGAAGCTCGCAGTGCCTCCACCAAGGGAAATAGCCTTTCCAGCAGCTCCTCCAGTACCTCCATTAGCCACAAAAAAAGCTGGGCCTGAACCAACAGCGCTTCCTGTACTCACAGCCCCTGCAACCCCTACAGCTCCAAAGTCACCCCCTGCACCTCCAAGGCCCCCTTCTGAAGAAATAGTCTTTCCTCCCACAGTTGAGGCATCTCCTGCAGACAATGCTCCTCCTGCACCAGGTCCAGAAGCTGTGCCATCCCCACCATTAGTGCTTATAAAGGATAGAGTCGCAGCCCCTGAAGCATCTGATACAGTCCCTAAAGTATCTTGGATAGGAGTACCAGAGTTAGTTACGGCTCTGGCTTTAAAACCACCTGTACCAGTCACACCTCCTGCTCGTGTTGTGCCACCAGCACCAGAACCTCCACCGCCCCCACAAACCTCCACTTGCCCAGCGCCATTAGAGTTAGCTCCTCCACCTCCTCCACCTCCTCCACCTCCACCCCAGATATTTCCTGACCCGTTACTTATGGAAACATTTTTAGAGTTCAAAGTAAGTGCATTTGTTCCAGCTGTACCATTTCCTCCAGCAGTAGCGCTATTAGAAGATATACCTCCTAAGCCCCCAATTCCGTAGATAGTGGCTAAGGGTACAAATCTAAACGTAGCCCCCACAGGGAATTGACCCCCAGAGTCCCAGGTCATTGTAACTACATTTCCTGTAACCTTTACCCTATACAATGCTGAGGCCGTCCCAGCATCCGCATAGGCTGCAAGAGCCTGAGTGTAAACATCTACATTGGAGCCGCCCGTAATCGTAACTAGGCGAGCCGTGGCTATGTTGAAGGAATCGCTTGTGACAGAATCTGCCCCTGAGGTGCTTGCCGCAAGCGTGTATCCGTCTCCTGCGTTGTTTATAGAAAGGTTACTAAAAGTAGCCACTCCCGCAACAGCAGCCACAGTAGTAGTACCAGAGAGGGTTCCCCCTCCAGGATTCGTGCTTATACTTATTGAGACATTTCCAGTCCAAGTGGTAAGTGGCACTCCATTAGCATACATTGCCACAGTCACAGCGGGAGAGATAGCTATACTGGGGTCGACGTCAATAGGCTGCTGAGTAAAGACAAGCTCCGCATCCACATTGAAAGAGCTACTTATCTTAGACGCTCCAGGAATAGAAGCTTTAAGCGTATAATCAGCTCCTTGTTGGTCAAGCTCAATATCGCTGAACGTAGCTACACCATCAACAGTTGCTACACGGAGAGTTCCCCCAAGGGAGGCTGACCCTGGGTTCGAGTCAAGCGTGAGAGTTACATAGCTCTTCGCGGCGGTTAAAGTATTCCCTGCCCAGTCTTGCAGGGCCACTTGAATAGAAGGGGAGATTGCGGTGTCTAAACCTACATTAGAAGGCTGGACAGTGAAGGTAAGCTTATTCGGGAGCCGCCGGAGGAAGGTGCCCCCTGTGCCCCCTGTGCCCCCTGTGCCAGCTCCGATGATGTAAGAACCTGAGGTTGAAGTCCCATCAGGATCTCCCATAAGGAGGCCCTGCCCACTCACGAAGCCTCCAGTGAATGTGGCATCAAAGGCGATGTCGAGGCCTGGGCGGGGGGCAAGCTCAAAGCGCCCTCTCCTCTTCTCCACAAAGCCATTTGTAATGAGGCCGCCGGAGTCTATCTCCCCCGCGCGAGATTCAAGCTTCTGGGCAAGCAGCACCCTCGTAGCGGGCTTCGCTTCTTGGGCCTCAGGCACAGGGAAGGGCTTCCTCGCCACTAGGCGACTCCGCTGAAGAGCTTGGCATCTGTCACAACCCACATTCCAGCGGAGTTCGTGGCTGTGCCCGTGAGGACAGCCTGCCCACGAGTCCCGGCGGAAGTCTTGTAGAGCGTGACCCCCGGCCTCATATAAACTGCGTTCTCTTCTGGCTCCGCGAAGCCATTAGTAATGAAGCAGTCCTTCGTGAGGCCTCCAGCCCGAGACTCAAGGTTAAAGATCATACTCATCCGCTTGCCGATGGAATCAGCCATCAGGGTCTCGTGGAGCCCACAATGGAGTCTCTCCCCGGCTCGAAGTGCAGAGGAGTGTCTCCAGGATTCAAGAACACAGCGTCTTTCACAGCCACTTGGTACACATCACTCATGGCCTTTGTCCACTCTTTGCCGAACTTCGGTGCGCTCCTGAACGCAAGCTCCCACTCAATGGCCGCGAAGTACTCCTGGGGGTAGGCAATGTCATCAGCGCCGGCTGCATCATCATAGTCCTCCGCCGGGTAGATGACAGTCGCTCGGAGGGTCTTATACATGTTCGCCGGGGCAAAGTTGCAAGTCACCGCTGTGTTGATCCTTCCAGGCTCCACGAGGATAGCTGTGGGGTCGCCGGAGGCGTACTTCTGCGCGAGGGACTCGTACTGCTGGACATCTGTGTAGATGTCAAGGGGAATGTCTATTGGCTGGCCCACGGCACTGTTGTCTCGGAGGCTCGCAGACTCGATTTCCACGAACCTCTGGGCCTTGGAGGTGTACGTGAATACTGCCTTGCCGGAGGCCGCGGCCCCGAGGGTGTTTGCTGGAAGCACGAGGTCTGTGCCGTTTGTCACTGTGGTGATAGTAGTCCAGCCGATGGCCCCGCTGTCCAACACGATGCCCAGGATGTCGGCGGCGGTCATCCCTGTGGTGCTGCTTACTACGAGGGCTGTAGCGTTCGCGGCCTTCGCGGCTGTGCTGACTGTGGCGAGGGAGTTCACACTGGCCCTGTCATCTGTGCTCGCGGGTCCCACAAGGTAGCGGATCTGGCTCGCCACTGGGAAGATGACGAGGCGCTGGCGAGTCCACACCTTGAGGCCGGGGAACTTGTCGGAGGTGCCTTGCCACTGCTTCACCAGCAAGTTGAGGGTGCGGAGCATAGTTGCCAAGTCATTGCTGTCAAGGGACTGGCCATTGGCCACCACGCCAATGTCCTCAGCGGCGGAGGTTATCACCTGCAAGGCTGTGACTGAGTAATTCCAGCTACCAGAAGTCGCCACTAGAATCTCCCCTCTATGGAATCTAAGCCAGCTTTCTTGGCCTCTTCAGCGGTCATATAGCCTTCCTTGGTGCGAAGCATTCCTGCGTTCCCCAAGTCTCCTACTTCCCCCCACTTCCCACTCTTCACGAAGTCCTGCACATACGGCAGGTACTCTGCAACAGGTGCGCGGTTTTGCTTGCCTTTGATTTGGAGGATATTCTGTTGCTCTAACGAATCTCTCCAGTGAGAAAGATCGACAGTCCCATCAGACTTTCGAACTACTTCTTCAGGCCAAGGCCCACGTTCTAATTCAGGAAGTCGTCGAATAAGTTCTTCTCTTGGCATTTCTCCTCGAATGCGACCTCCCGTGAAGGCAGTAGCATCAATTACTTTATTCGGAGGCTCCACCTCCACCGTCACATGACTCTTCCCTTTCCCATCCCGCAAGCTGTAGATGCGGCTCTTCCCACTCGCAACTCCCTCACAGTACCCTCCCACACAGTGGCCCATTTGGTTGCCCTCCTGGGCGAGCTGGCCGGCGAGGTGGGCTTCTTCAGGGGTGCGACCTGTGGCGACTTGGGAGGTATAATTATTCATTATAGGCTTTCCGTCAGGTCCAAGAGCAACAAAGTCTCCTTCTATGCCTGTAGGAACATTCTCACCCTTCTTAGCATGACGTACATTCTTCCATTGATTTTCAGGAAGCTTGTCTAATTTCTTCAATTCCACCCACTTAAACCCATCCCCGTAGTCTTTGTGTACAGGCAAGTCCTTCATGCTAGACAAACTTGCCTTCTCCATCTCCTTCGCCACCCTTGCATCGTTGGCGGCGGTCTCCTTCACCGCTCGCACGAGGTCGTACTGCTGGAGCTTGGCAGGGTCTACATTCTGCCGAAGGTAGTCGCCTACGTGGGAGAGGTAGGAATCTAAAGCGTAGCCTGTTTTAGTGCCACCAGATTCTAAATCATACCGT